CTTTCCAGACATTGTCGTCTGCGTTCGATCCTTTACCACCTTCACTACCAGAGATAGCTTTAGCGGATGCAACCAATTTCTCGATGGATGCGGAACGATTTTTCTTTAGAGCATTAAATGACATTTGTATTTTCCTTTATATACAGATTTTGAACAATTATTATAACACAGTATCGCAAATTATGCAAACTTATTCCGCACTATTTTTTTGAGTGCTTCCAAGTCGGCATTCACAAATGGTTTATACTTTCGGATTCTCATAGACAAATCTGGCCACACAAGTGTTTCCGTGATAGTCTTATCGAATCGTTTGGTAAAACCAAGCATCTTGTCGAGTAGTACAACTGTTTCCAGGGATACGTCCTCTTGAAGAAGCAATCTGATTATCGGGGGATGTGATCCACCGTCCTCAGTAATAAGAAACAAGTCGTCAAACTTTAATTTCTTACTATCTATATAGTCAACTAGAACATCTACGTCGCTAGTAAACCTATATGTCATAGAGTCGGAATATCGTTTCCAAGCACTATAGTTTTCATCACCATGTTCCAACATGTCTCCGACCCACTTGGAGCCACGTACAAAGTTGGAAACATAGTATGCCACCAATTCCTTAGAGTCTACAAATTTCTTGGAGATCTTTGCGAAATGGTATTTGTCCTTACGAGACATGAAGGACTTTTGAGTTGCTGAACTCTTGAAGTTATATTTCAATGCATCATAACTGTCACGCTCAAAGTGTAATTTGATCGACATATAATATGAGTATGCATCATATGGTTGTATCATGATCATAGAGGTAACGTATTGTGTCCTGTAATCAATTTGTCAGCGATCGCTTCTGCTTCGATGCGAGCCTTCAGTGGTGAAGAGATAAGTGGACCAACGTCAAGTGGATCGATCATACGTTCCTGACACAGATGTAATACAGCATCCAAGTGGGACATGCGTTTCTCTTTAGCAGTAACCACGACTAGTTCACTAAACTGCTTCTTACTTAATATATCATCAATGGTCATTTCTTTTGCTCAACTTTCAAATTTGTCGACAATCCGATAAAGATCTGAATGAAGAATGCCCCCAGCCAAGTATCGAATGTGTATGGTACATTATACCCCAAATAGTTCAATCCGACAAGCAATATTAGCGGAATAATTGTAACCGCCAATATTGCTACCGCAGAAACCAAAATAATCATACCGAAAGTTTTCATAATTAACTATTGTCCCATCTATAAAATATATGCGTATCAACTTTAGTGATACGTTTCATACCACGATCTCTATTCCACTTTGGATTAACGTATGTTGCGTGATAGTGAGTAGCACCATCAGTAATATCATACCCCTCCTTGTACATCTGATATACAAGTTCGGCGACGTTTAGTGCTTCGTTGAGTTTCTTCTTGTCTCGTGCAACATCTGATTTACCATCACATGCCCATGAGAACTGGCATCTATGTTTCATTGAGGCGGATGCACGTTCGTTCTTGCCGAATCTACCTTGATATACTACATCACAGACTTCGGAGGGGAATCTCGAATCGTTGACCCGATTTAGTACGACCATACCAACTGCGATCTGCCCAGCGAGACTCTCGTTCGCAGATTCGAAGTAAATGTTGGTTGCGAGACATTCAATTGCATCTATCTTTGCCATGTCATCGATGTTAGCAGCAGTAGCTACTGGTGGAGATGTCATCATGAGAGATGCTGTTGAACTTATGAATAGCGTTACCGCCAGGAGTGTTTTTTTAACCATTACTTATCCTCATCAAAATGGTATCTTCGTTAAGTCGACCATTAGGTGATGTGTCTTTAGTGGTAATCTTCTTCCAGGCATTATCTATCTGACGTGGAGTTTTACTTAATACTAGGGGGAGCAGATCCTCTGGTTTGCGAAGTTTCTTAGACCTCGAACCATTCTCATCCCAACCTTGTAATGTAGTTCCCTTGATCGCGAACCCGTTAGGCTCCGAACTTACGTACTCAGACAATGTCCTAGTTTTCACATTAAACACAAACAGACGCATCGCTCCTACGATACTCGCAGGGTTGATCGACACGAGTTTGAACTCTGGTGATTCCTTAAGGAATTTTATCTTAGCGACTTGTTTCGTTGCCGCAACTGGTTTTTTAGTACGGACTTTCCGCACAGTTTTAGAGTTCGCTTGATAACGCTTCACGTCATCTAGTGCTTTATTTAGTAATTTTACACGTTCCTTTAATTGTACTTTGGATAGGTGTTTGTATGCCTCTACCGCCTGATCACAATTCTTGTTCATTGCGTCACTGTAAAGATCAACGAGGTTCTGAATCCATGGAATTGCATATGAACATGACATTGAGGGTAGTTCATGTGTCTTCATCCGAGTGTATGCGTCAAAGGTGACATTAGTCTCACCTAATGTCCAACGTTCTTCAACTTCACGGATATCCTCCAGGATCGTTGCATGTACCTTCAGACGTACACGATCTTGGATACTCACAGGAGGTAGAGGGTCTCCCTTTACTTCCGTTGGAGATGTGATCTTGATCTTAGCACCCTCACCAACGGCGGCCATAATATCATGTTTAATATGGTTCTTCTGAGCATCACTCAATACATATCCACGTTCAACCATTCGAATCAGAGAACCGCATGTACGAGTCGCCCAAGCAGATGCACCATTCTTGAATGATGTTAACTCGGTCTTCTTCAACTTCAGAACGTCACGAGCGTAGTCGTGCATATCTGGGATCAGGTCCTTCTTGGATACGAAGTAGTTGTACCAATTCAATGCGATGATAGTATCACGGTCACGATCAGGGTACTCGGTTCCCAACTCCGGATCGAACAAGGGTTCATCACCCAAGTATTTTGTATCTGGATTTGCGAATCGTGCTTTTGGTTGTCGTGTTGCCATTGTAGTATCCTCTATTTAAATTGGTATGTGGATATTATATATTAAACCACAGTTTCTGTAAAGCCCTTGACAGAATCTACTCGGAAACTACGCCACTCTTGCACATCAAATGCAAAGACACGGATCACTTCGGTAGACTCTTTCTTGGGAGTACCATCTGCCTTTGGTTTAGATTCCACTGGTTGTTTATCCTCTGGGATCAGATCGGTGTTCAAAGTACATTCCATCACACGTTCTGTACCATCTACTTTAGTAAATGTCACTGTCTGTTTACCTCGTCGAAGATAGTTCAGCATTTCATCACGGGTAATCCTCATATCAGCAGTCGTAGTCATAGTCATATCAATTTCCTTTTATCGGCGCATATTCGCCATTGCTTTTGCTTCATCATCACAAAATACTGGGACTGCATTGGATTTGTGAAGCGTTCCAATGCCAATCATCTTGGTTCCAGTATACACTTTGTCTGCAGCCTTCACTGCATTACCGACACCGTCACCCCGAGAAGGGTGTCTAACGGTCTCACGGACAAATGGTTTGGGGTTTAATAAATTACTCACGGGAGTATTATACACCTTACTTCGTTTCTTTGCAACCCCATACTCGGAGTTGAGGTTTTCCTCATACGCCTTCTTCTCAGCAGACGACTTGAACTTGATCTTCTTGTTCTTCTTGGCGGTATTCCACGAATTGTAGTATACGGGCATCAGTGCCATGTTAGTTCCATTCGTTGTCAAACTTGGTTGTATCGGAGTATACGTCACCGTAATACTGTTTAGCATACTTCTCAGGGTCTGTATAGTGATTGAAGTTCTCGTTCATAGCATCCATCTTCTCCTGGAACTTCTTTTCAGCGATACGTTTCGCTTCAAACTCAGGAGTCGCCTGCAGTAGTGCCTTGACGGAACTCTTCTTCGCTTTAGCACGAAATGCGTTTCGCTTCTGTACACGTTCCGCCGCAGCCTTGATGATCGCCAGACGTTGTTCTTGTGTTTTCATGATAGGTTCCTATTAAAAATTGTAGTCGTAGAATTTACGTGGAGCATCGCCGAGTTGAAACCGACGTCCGTGAGCATCTTTCCATCCACTCTTCTTTGACAAGCGGATACGAAAAACACTGTTGGATGGGTTGGACGTTATATTCCACTTCTGCTCGCGGATGTTGGTACAGATAGCAGAGAATCCTCCAGGAATAAACTCCATCGCAACCGAGTTATCTTCAACTGCATCCATCTCACGAATCTCAATGGTTTTGTCTGAGATTACCTTGACGACTTCAAATGGGTTGACATCTGAGTATGCGATATGATTTGCGTATTTCATTTTGAACTCCTTTTTTCAACCTATGAATATAGTATACCACACTTGAGTTAGATTGCAAGCATTATTTTAGGCTCTGTTGTTTTTTTGCAACGAATTACTGGACAATCGAGTCGATGATATCAACCAACTCGTCAGCATAGATGCCTTTAAAGGTATTGGTCACTTTAACTTCGGATTTACGAACCTTAAAGAACTCGATATCGTAGAGGTCATTGGATTCGTCTAACTTAACATGGACATGACCTTTGAACTTAGCCAGACCCCCAACTTTAAACTGTAGGCCACCTTTGGTGTCTACCAAACTATTAGCACCCCATGCCCACATAGCAGTTGGCGCGATGGTTTTAATTTGAGACAGGATGGTTTTTGCGACTGACATTTTAGACCTCTTTATTAACAACATGAGGCTAGTATACCAAATTCTCAGGATAATGCAAGCACTATTTTAGCATCTGTTGCTTTTTTGCAACGGATCTGGTGCTGTAGACCTCCGTCCTCTGCAGCCCACCCCCATGCCTGGGCGTCATCAGTAGGACTCCGTGAGAAGGAGTAATAACGACGCTCAGCCTGACGCTGGGTCAGGTTTTCTACCATTACAATTGATTTGTCGATGTTTTGAATATAGAAATAATGTGACATTTAATTACCCTTTAATTTGTTTACGTGCAGATTCATGCAAATCTACAATACGAGCACTTACTTTTTTGACATATGTACGTTCATCTAATTTAGAACGAACATTCATATTATATGTTGGGGTTTTCTTTTGACGAGAAATGATTTTGGAATGAATACCGACATTAAGTGTAACCATATTATTAAGTGCTGGGACATAATAATACTTACTATCAGTTAAATCATATTCATAACCGTTATGATTAATTTCTTTTAAACGGTAAGCATTAAATACACCAGTTTTGGTGGCAACTGTAATACTTTCGGTTACATTAGAAAATATAGCATATGGACGCATAACAAACTCCTTTTCAATCACTATGGCTTCAGTATAACATAAGCGGATACCCCACGCAAGCGTAGGGGTATTATAGTGTTGCATAAATGATACATTAAACGACTTAATGCACCATTAATGATACATTAATTAAGCATAAAGAACTGCTTGTAACAAACGGCCAGCAATTAAACCATTAAAGTTTTCTTGTTTGTAATGCCATTTTTTCTTGCGTTCTGCAATTTCTAATAAATCCATTAATGCGTATTTTTCATTAATGTTTTTAGTTGCCATTAACATTTTTTGCATATCATTAATATCTAATGAATATTCTACCCATTTATGAGTGGAATTAATTTTAGATTTAGATATGACACCTGACTTAATACCAGATGGTTTATATTTGTTTTTGAAATTAGATAATTGCATAATTAAATATTTTCATTAATTTCAATTACAATTTCGTAAATTGGGGTGGAATCTGAATTATTTAACCAAGTACTTACAATTTTAATTGCTTGGGCTTTAGTTTGGGCCTCTAATGTAAATACAGATAAAAATTCATCAGTAATACGGACTACGAAGGGGGACATAACTAGGACTCCTATAAACAACAAGATACAATAGTACCACATAAAAAAACCCCACGCAAGCGTAGGGTTATTGATTTGTTGTATTAAAGCAACGAATTAGGACTCCTCAGAACTCTCCCCACGGAGAAGCATTAGGATATCAAGGGCACAGTCATGAACGGGGTCATGTTTCGCAACCTCGTCTCTGTCAAGGTCCGTTACCTTACAGTACCCATTTTTAGAGTCGGTCATAAGGTCCACGGCAGTCCGCACATCTCTCCAACGGTTAAATGGTGCAATAGGTTCGACGCCTGCTTTTAGTGCAAGACTATCGATCGCCATCTGGTCCAGGGAACCTCTTGCCCAAATAGTCAGGGTTTGAGGATCTGCTCCGCGATGATATTGGTTGATGTACTTGCGAATAGCCTGTAGACCATCCTCAGTGGCAATATCTCGTGATGCATCAGGTACAAAACTCAACTTCTGTTGATATGATCCTTGTTTGCCCCACCAATCTAGAGTAGACTTGGTCATGGTACGATCAAGTCGTTTGACCTGATCCTTAGCATCGAACTTAACTAGTAGTCCTCGCTCAACCAATTCTTTGAAGGATATATCTGTATCTACCTCAGCGTCGAAGTGAATAATTGCAGCTGAAAGAACTACTGTAGTAGATTCGATGCCAAGTGTCTCAATGTCAAACATGAACATAATTTAATCCCATAGTCCTCTGTAGTATCTACCAAATAATCGCAGACCATTATCGATCCGATTCTGTTCTTTTTCAAGAGATGCGTAGTCGCATTGATATGTGTCGTTTGGGCCTCTTACCATTCTTGAATTACCATTATCAAGTTTCTCCCATTGGATGTCGTGTACACCAGACCTATATTTCTCTTCCCAGTCGTAGGTATATGACTCGAACGCAAAGATCATCTCATCAACAACCCAATTCCAACGAGTATGAACATCACATTCAACCTTTTGCAAATCAGCTTCTCGGTAGAAGTCAAAGGTCAGTTGACTATCCCAATCTGCAGTTTCAGTAGTTCTCATATGCTCGGGAACATCTTCCATGTCAACAATAGCTGAACCATGTTTGGTATCACGCAATTGTTTGATCATGGGAAGAATGATCGGTGCCAGAGTTGAATCCATGTTCCATGTATCCCAACGATCGACCTTGACATATTCAACACGAGGATGAATCTTGTCAAGAACCCATTGCACACCCTTGGAGATAGGTTCTAGTTTATCAGAAGTTTTCTCAACCCACTCTGGGTAGTTTGGTCCATCTTCTTTCGCCCAGTCTTTCCAGAAGAAAATCTTCTCAAACAATGTGTACGGTGAGAACCAATGGCTACGATATTTACTAATGTAAACTTTCATGACATATTACTTCTTAGCTTTGCGTTTCCGGCCAGGTCCTGGAGAGAGTTTCACTGCCGGTGCAGGAACCTCAGGTGTTGGAGCATTCGTCTTCTTCTTAGTAGCAGGTTTCGCCGCCGGAGTTGCCTTCGCAGCCTCAACTTTCTTTGGATTACGTCGTCTGCGATTCTTAGGTGCAGTAGCAGCGGCCGGAGAAGGTGTACTCAAATCAATTGAGATATCCGCAGTGGAAATATCATCTACGTTGATTAAATAGTCTGCAGCCTGTCCATCTATGTTGACCGTACTAATTGAAGTTGGAAATGGCCATGCCCCAGTATTCATATTGATCTCTGGTGAGCCGGTTCCTTCAGGGAACGGCCATGTAGGATTATTCTTAATCTGCTCTGCGACATTATCTTCCTTAACGGATACGACAGGGGTATCTTCGGATTCTTTATCCGAAGCAGTAGTAGTACCAAACCCAAGTAAATTCTTTAACCAATTAATCATAAAATTCTCCTTAATAAATCATTGTGTAACATTATATATGCATCATTGCAAGGTGTGATTAGTATGAGTTCCGTCGTGTTCGTCATACATATCCAAAGAACTGTTCGCTGTTACAAGCAAAGCCTTCATCTCATCGCGATAGTGTCCCTCAACAGAATATCTACATAGTCTTGAAAGAGCAATCGCTGATGCATCTAGTACATTAAACTGTCCCGAATACTCTTGCAACAGTTCTGTAAAAAAGTCATCAAACGAATATGCAATTGTTTGCATTAGTTCATCGTCGATGATATCGTCGTCTTCTATCATTTTTAATTTGCCCTGAAATGTGTTGTTAATGTATACTTCGGGATAATACCTCTACAGAAGTGCTCTGCATAGATGTAAGTCCATGTAGCAGGAAATATAAGCATTGATCCTTGCAGAGGCGTAACTTTAAGTTTTGCGGCAGGAAAATCGGTTTCTCCACGTTGCTCTGGGGTACTGAGATAAACTATTGCTGTGATAAATCTGGTACTATTACCTACGCCGACAGAATCTGAATGTAGTCTCTGCTTGAATCTAGCGTCATTTGGTGTATACTTTTTCAGAGAGAACTCTTCTATGCTCATCCTATCTGGAAGTTGTTTACTTGTCTTTAATCCGCATTCATCCCTATACGTCAGCAGACCCACATTAAATATTTCTAATATATTATCGCCAAATTCTTTCCATATATCGATATGGCTATTACGAACCTCCGGATTAATAATCATCTCATCATATCGATCACCTAAACCATCTATACGATTAGTGGGCTTTAGGTTTCTCTCAAAGGTTTTGATAAGTTTATTACATATCTTTCCAGGCATAACATTATCGTAGACTTTTATATATCTAATCATATAATATTCGATAACGCTATCTTAGCATCTAAACATTGATCATAGACAGTTTCCAGCTCCAACTCTTTAATAGCTGCAACCTCCATGAGACTAATACCATAAGCAACATCGATCCAATCTACTGCTGCCATCCACTCTTGGATTTCTTCAGGACCTCTCAATGAGGTTAAAATACGCAGATCATCCTTTTGCTCTGGGGTAAGTTCGTCATCTAATTCGAATGCTTCCATCACTTGATTTCCTTATAGTTATCTGCATCAGTCTTGTCTTCACGAATCTCCAAGAAGATAGGTAAGAACAAACTATCGCCGCCTTGTTTGTTTTTGATACGACTATTATACTTCAAAGCCACAATTTTACCAAGCAATTCATTGCGAATATTCCAAAGGTTAATTCGATGATCGTCGCTAAACCCAGAACCAACAGAGACGGTGACAGTTTTACCGTCATCGGATCCGGACTGACATACAATTGCACCAAGCATTCCAACATATTTTCCCGTCCCTTCTTGAACGTCTACGATCTGAAGGTCACACTCTAGTTCACCCTTGAACTTCAATTGGTGCTTTACCCTCTTGTTCTCCCATGGAGCAGTTCCAGCTTTGAGTATAATACCTTCTTCTCCCGCAGCAAGGTAGCGGTCAAAGACCTCTCTAGCCTCAGTAATCGACTCGACCATCTGGTGTTCCACCAAGTGAACGGCGTCACTGCGAAGAGACGCCGCAATACGTTCAAAGCGTTCCCGATAAGGAACACCACTATAACCAACGGTAAAATCTTCATAATCAATAACATCCCAAACAGTCGCACGAATCTTATGTGATTCCAAGTCGCTGATCGTGCCCTTCACCGCCTTGTTAAGAATTCCGTTACCAGTTTGTCGATCTAGAATAACGCCTTTGTCATTGACTACCAATTCACCATCAAAGACACGATTTTTAGAACCGCCCATATTAAGAAAATCTTCATCCAGATGCTGGATCCCGTGGATTTCTTTACCATTGCGACTCCTATATTCTACCTTTCCGTTCTTGACGATAGCATTGAAACGCATACCATCCATCTTCAATTGAACAATTGCAGGAAACTCGAACTTACTTATAAGTTTTTCATCTGAAGGTGAGCAGAGCATACATGGATACTCATGGATCATACCAGGCCATACCTTATTCACAGTGGAGATGGATACTCCACACTTCAGGTCTTTCTGAATGATACGTTCCAATACCTTAGCATCATCTGGTGTAGAACTTTCCAGGAGTGACGTGAGCATATCAATTGCAGCATTACCAGTGTACTCACGAGATGCAAGTTTCTTCAATTGTTTGCATGACTGTACCAGTGGGATAGAGTGTATCCCACGATTATACTTGGGGATCTTCCGGATGTAGAACTGAGTGAATGGGTCTAGTGCAAGA